TGTTGGAAGTTACACACAAGGAGAAGAATCGAGACGCATATAGGCGATTCGCGGGAGTAGCTACCCGCTTAGATCGCAAGGAAACCCCGATGGTCCACAGCACCGCCATCGGGGTTTTTCTTTGCCGTTCAGGTGCTGGAGAGGTGCTGGATTATGGGTAGAAGACGAATAGATATCGACAAGCACGAGCTGAAACGACTTGCAGATGACGGCATGACTATCGAGCAGCTTGCAGAGCATTTCGGATGCTCCATTCGCGTGATAAGCAGAAGAAGGAAAGAGTACGGCATCCAATATGGTCGAGGTCACGCACCAGCCAACATCAAGGCGAACAACAGCGAAAGCAGGACTAGACAACTCAACAAGGCGCGGAAGGGCAACGGGACGCCGCTAGAGGTCCGCGAGGCGAACTTCGTCGCGAGGCTTGCCGCAGACCCCCGCACGCAGATGTACGAGTACGTCCGTGGCTACAGCTCGGAGCTGGAAAAGCTGACTGTACGGTGCAGGGGCTGCGGCGAGGAAAAGCAAACGACCCCGCAGCAGCTCTTCTCGAAAAAGTACGACCACCACGTCTGCTTCAATTGCCAGCGCATCGCGCGGAACCGCGCGGAACACGAGCGCAAAGCCGAGATAGCAAGGCGCGAAGCGGAGGAATACGCAAAGGAGCGCGTATGCCCGACATGCGGCAGCGTGTTCCACAGCCCGCACGAGGGCCATGTGTACTGTTCGCCGAGATGCAAGCGCGCGGGCAAGAACAGCAGGCGCGACACTACGCACCGCGGACGTGCCAGAAAGTACGGGGTTGATTACGACCCTTCGATAACGTGGCAGTCGCTGTCGAACGAGCTGGGGCATTGCAACTGCCAGATATGCGGCAAGCCGTGCGACCCTGAGGACACGAGTTGGAACGGTGCGTTCGGGCCGCTGTACCCGACAGTGGACTGCATAGTTCCGATGAGCAGGGGCGGCGGGTACGTGCTCGGAAACGTGCAACTGGCCCACGCTATATGCAACTCAGTGAAACGCGACCTCGAAGACGGCGACGATATATACAAGGCGGTGGCAGAGCATGCAACGGATGTCGAGCGTGACGAAGGACGGCACGAGGCTGCAACAGCTGAAGACGCTCGCGCTCGTGCTCGCGGAGTCGATAGACCAAGGAGACGAATCGCACAGCATGGCGCAGCTGGCGCGGCAGTACCGCGAGACTATACGCGAGATTGCCGAGTTGGAGGCGGAGTCCGATGACGGCGACATCATCTCCAAGCTCATCGACGGTGCCGAAGCGGGGTAGCCAGGAACCGACCAAGCTGGTGCTGCCGAAGTTCGCCGAAAGCGACTGGCGGACCTGCCACGCGATAAACGCCGCGGGCGGCATCGAAATGCTCGAATGGCAGGACGGCATCATGCGCGGGTGGCTCGGCAGGAACGCGCTCGGCAGGTGGGCGGCGTCCACGTGCGGCGGCAGCCTGTCGAGGCAGAACGGCAAGTCGCTCGGCCTTGTGGTTCCGCGCATCAACTACGGCATGCTCAAACTGAACGAGGAAGTGCTGTACACGAGCCACCTGCAGAAGACGTCCACCGAGACGTTCGAGAGCGTCGCCACGTTCTTCGACCAGCCAGCGCTGCGCAAGCACGTGAAGGACATAAAGACGGCCCTGGGGCGCGAGCAGGTGATACTGAAGCGCGGAGGGCGCATCAAGTTCCTCGCGCGGACGCGCAACGGGGGGCGTGGACAGCATGGCGACCTGCTCGTGTTCGACGAGGCGCTGGAACTGTCGGAAGACTCGCAGGCGAGTTTCCTGCCGGCGATATCGGCGAGCAGGAACCCGCAGGTCATATACGTCTCGTCACCGCCGACGCCAAACAGCGACGGCACAGTGTTCCGCGAGATACGCGACCGCGCGCTGTCGGGCGCGTCCAACAGGCTCGCATGGTTCGAGTGGAGCGTAGACGAGATCGGCGACGTGCACGACAGGGAGCGGTGGTACGCGACCAACCCCTCGCTCGGCATCCTGATACAGGAGAGCACGGTCGAGGGCGAGGTCGAGCAGATGTCCGAGGAAGCGTTCGCGTGCGAACGTCTCGGATGGTGGCCGAAGCGCGTGCTCGCCGACTTCGCCATCCCCGCGTCCGTGTTCGAGTCGCTGTCGGTGGACGAGGCGCCGACCGGGGGCCGCGCCGCCTACGGCGTGAAGTTCGCGGTAGACGGCTCCGAGGTCAGCCTGTGCGCGGCGCGCGTGGGCGACTTCGGCTGCTACGTCGAGCAGATACGGCGCGAGCCGCTGTCCATGGGTCTTGGATGGCTCGCCGACTGGATAGCGGAGCGCAGCTCCAAGGGCTGCTGCTGCGTAATCGACGGCAAGGCGGGCGCGCCCGCGCTTGTGGACAAGCTGGGCAGGATGCCCGTCAACTACATAGTCACGCCGACCGCGGCGCAGGTCGTGGCGGCGAACGCGACGCTGGTGGACATGGTGAACGAGCGCGAGCTGAGCTGGTACGCGCCGCAGGCCGACCTGCTCGACAGCGCGGTCACGTCCACGCGCCGCAGGATCGGCTCCTCAGGGGGCTGGGGGTTCGGAGGCGAGAACCCCGTACCGATAGACGCGGCATCGCTCGCGCTATGGGGGGCGCTCAACTCGAAAAGGAACCCCGAGAGGAAGCAGAGAATAGGATGATGTACGGATTCGACGGAATCGCCGGCGCGGAGGGGCTGCCGCTGGCGGAGCGGGCGCTGGTCGCCGAGCTGGTGGACATCCACGCGGCGCACATGGCGGCGAACGTCGAGAAGGGCCGCTACTACGACCAGAGGGTCACGGCGGGCGAGTGCAACCTCGGCATCGCGCTGCCGCAGGACCTGCGCAGGTTCGAGATGGCGTGCTGCTGGCCCGAGAAGGCCGTCACGGCGCTGGCCGACCGCAGCCGCTTCGACGGCTTCGTGAGCGCGGGCGGCGAGAGCCTGCCCGAGCTGGACGCGATAGTGCGCGACAACAGGCTGTCCACCTCCTACCACATGGGCGTGGTGGACGAGCTCAAGCACGGCGGCGTGCTGGTGACGCTGGCGGCGAGCCCGCTGGTGGGGTGCTCCGTGCGCTTCCACACGTTCGAGACGAGCGCGGCCCGCTGGAACGGCGCGCTGCAGCGCATCGACGCGGCCATGGCGGTGATCGGCTTCGAGCGCGAGGGCGTCCACGGCGAGGTGCGGCCCAAGACGGTCAACCTCTACACCGACGACGCGACGTGGGTGCTCAGGCGCGCGGGCAGGTCGAAGTGGTACGCCGAGCGCGCCGCGAACGGCATGGGGCGCGTCATGGCGACCGTGCTCCGCAGCCAGCCCACCAACGCGCAGCCGCTCGGCACGAGCCGCATCACGCGCTCGGTCCGCGCGCTCACCCGCGGCTACATCCGCACCGTGACGCTGGCGACCATCGGGCTGGAGTTCGCGACCTCGCCGCAGAAGTACCTGATGGGCGTGAGCGACGAGCAGTACGACGAGCTCATCGACACCAAGTTCGCCCGCTACGTGGACTCCATCATGCTCGGCACGGTGGACCCCGAGACGGGGCAGGCGCCGACCTACGGCCAGCTCGCGCAGGGGACGCTGCAGCCGCACGTGGACATGCTGCGGATGCTGTCCACCCAGTACGCCGCGGCCACGTGCCTGAGCGTGACCGACGCGGGCGTGGTCAACGACGCGAACCCGACGAGCAGCGACGCGATAAACGCCCAGAACGACAAGCTGATACGGCGCGCCGAGGACCTGAACGCGGTGAACGCCGACGAGCTGCGCGACGTGGCGCTCATGGCGCTGGCGGTCAAGCGCAACCGCTCGCTGGCCGAGCTGCAGGACGCCGACCGCGACGTGATGGCGCACTTCCTGCCGCCGAGCATGCCGAACCAGGCCGCCATGGGCGACTGGGCCGTGAAGCTCGGCACCGCCGACCCCGAGTTCGCGGGCACGGACGTGTACTACGAGCTGCAGGGCTTCGACAAGCCGACCATCGCGCGCATACAGGCGCAGAAGCGGCGCAACCGCGGGCAGGCCGCGCTGTACGGCATGGTGGCGGAGGGCGCGGATGCTGCTGTCTAGGCGCGTGCTCGACGCGTACAACCGCGCGGTGAAGCTGCACGGGGACGATGCGGAGGCCGCCACCCGCAGGGCGCTTGACGCGTGGCTGGACGAGAACCGCGGCGCGACGATAGCCCAGACCCGCGAGGCGGCCAAGGCCATCATGCGGGCCGCCGGCACCGTCCACGGGCGGGCGGCGGGCGAGGAGGCGCGCGCGCTGCGCTCGGCCGTCGCGGAGGCGAGCGGCGCGGAGCTGGCCGACAACGACCACGAGTGGGAGTACGAGCCCGACCCCGAGTCGGTGGACAGGACGGCGCGCTACCAGGCGGAGAAGCTGAAGGACGGCGACGTGGACGGGTTCAGGTCCGCGATCGCGTCGGCGGCGCGCTACTACGCCGAGCGCGGAGCGAACGAGACCATGGCGCAGCTCGGGAGAGGCGACAGGGGCGCGAGGTTCGCCCGCGTGCCCACGGGAGCGACCACCTGCCCGTACTGCCTGATGCTGGCGAGCCGCGGGTTCGTGTACTCGCGCGAGGTGGCGGCGCTCAACGCCAACCACCGCAACTGCGATTGCCGCATTGTCGAGGGGTTCCCCGGTATGACGGTCGAGGGTTACGACCCAGACGCTTATTACGATATGTGGAAACATCCTGAGAAGTACGAGAACGAGAACCCGCAAGGGCAACCGGCTTTCGAGTTCACACCCGCAAAGGACATCAAACAAGCAAGGGAATACGCTAGGGCGAATTTCGATTGCGATGCTGACTTCACAGGCTTGGATATTCGGGCCGTGAACGAAATGAACAAGTCAATCGCCGCCCACATTGACATGTTCCCAGAGCTGAAAGACAACATCGGCTTCATCGGTTCTGCCCAAGCCTGCAACACACGCAGAAAGAATGCGTGGGAGGAGTACTACTACAACAAGAATTTCGACACATACGAAAGGCTTGGAAAAGACGAGGACTTCAAGCGCAGGCAAGCTAAAAGAGCCGCAGCGCGCACGGTCGGCAAGAGCCACGGAGAGTGGGCGTGGTCCTATTCGCCCGAACAGTCGTATCCAGATTCGCATTTGCGCGGCATCTGCATGAACAAATCGATGTGGACGCCGAAAGCGTACGACGAGCAAATCAAATCGTTGAAACACAGCGTTGAAACGAAGTTCCATCCTGAGGGGTGTGATACGGTCAAATCGATTTTCGACCACGAGATAGGACATCAGCTCGATTCACTGCTCTCGATCAGGTCGGACAGCGAGTTCGTCGCAGATCACCGTAGGCTGACTCGCGAGAACGTAAAAGACGGGCTGAGCGAGTATGCCGCA